GTGCGCGCCAATCGGGAGAAGTCCCTGTTCTCGCACATGTGGAACTTTGCTCGGGAACAGGGCCTCACGAAGGCCTCCAACCCCTGCGCAGGCATGCGAGGCTTCCGGGAGGATGGGCGGGATGTCGTAGTCGGCGACGACCTGATGGCTCGGCTGTTGGAGAAGGCCGCAGTATCCCTGCGGTTCGCTGTCCACTTGGCGCTCCTCACTGGCCAGCGCCCGGCCGACGTGCTTCGCATGAGCACCGACCACATCGCCGGCGGCATGCTCCACGTCCGCCAGGGCAAGACAGCCAAGCTGCGCATCGAGGTAACAGGCGCACTTCAGGAGCTGCTGGCCAAGATCCAGGCGTACAAAGCCCAGGTCAAAGCAGACACCGCGCAGCTGCTTGTGAGCGAGGCGGGTCAGCCGCTGACAAAGAACATGCTCCGCGACCGCTTCGACGCCGCTCGGGATGCCGCCGGCATTCCCAAGGCGCAATTCCAGTTTCGGGACCTGCGCTCCACGGCCGCCACCACTGTGGATGACGACGGCGGGATACGCCATGCCCAGGCGCTGCTGGGGCATACAACGGAGGGCATGACAGCGCAGTACATCCGCCACAAGGTGGGCAAGAAGGTGAAGCCCGTGCGGTGAATTGCGGAACACGCCCAGAATTGCGGAACACGGGCCGCAAATCTCTGTTCCGTTTTGCTACTTCTTCGATAGCAAAGAAAAAGGCCCCGTATTGCTACGGGGCCTTGTGTTCTTTGGTGGGTCCTGCGAGATTCGAACTCGCGACCAACGGATTAAAAGTCAGACTCTCAATCTATAAAAATCAATAGGTTAAGTGATTTTTTGGGAATACACATAAAAACCTGAGCAAGCACTGAAGCGACCGTCAGAGGCTTATTCCCGAGCCCATAGATTCACAGCGAGGGTCGTGCATACAGGTCATCATGCCCCCGGAAGTAGCCCCATCTCTACAAGTAAAGCCCGAGCCCGAGCAGCCGCTGGCTGAGCCGCATGAATTCGTTCATCTGGGGCGGAAGGCCGACGGCGCCGGGCTGGTATGCGGTCGTGGTGGACTATGGCCGCCTGCCCTTCCCTGCTGCCCGTCGTTGGACCGGCGCGCTCTGGGACGATGAGCGCGGCATCCGCGCGTTCAACGGGCCGCACCCTACTGCGGCTGAGGCGCTGGACTGGGCTATGGAGTGCTGCCCGGAAGATTGAGTGCACAATGTGCGAATAGAAATCGATCCATCGCATCCCCCAGAATCAACTGAATATGTCTGAATTCATTCACCCGATTTCACAGTTGGTCCATAGTACAGTGCGCATTGAATGCACCAACATAAGGGGTGCAAAATCATCTGGAACTGGCTATATTTATTTATTTTGCGAATCTGATGGCAAATCAATTCCGTGCGTGGTAACAAACAAGCATGTTGTTCGAGGCGCAGTCCAAGGTACTTTTCATCTTACTTTGAAAAAAGAAGACGGGACCGCAGACCTTGGAAAGCACGAGCCTATCATACTTGACAACTTGGATAAATATTGCGTCAATCATCCATCACCTGATATTGATCTCGCCGCATTTCCGATTGGTCCAATTATTAGCAATGGGGCAAAGGATGGTCGGTCATATTATTTCAGAGCAATTAGCAGCGATCTATTGGCGAGCCAGGAGCTTCTGAATTCTCTTCCTCCCATGGAGGAAATTGTGATGATTGGATATCCAAACGGACTATGGGACAAGCTACATAATCTACCAATTATCAGAAAGGGAATAACTGCCACCCATCCGGGGTTGAAATTAAACGGCAAGAATGAGTTCTTAATAGATGCCGCATGCTTTCCGGGATCATCGGGCTCACCGGTTTTCTTGGCAAACATCGGGAGTTATGTTAGCAAAGAAGGAAACTTCATTGCAGGCAGCAGAATATATCTTTTAGGCACGCTATACGCCGGCCCTCAGCACTCTACTACGGGAGAAATTATTGTAGTTGATATACCAACCGACACAAAAGCGATTTCCGTGGGGTCCATTCCAAACAACCTAGGTTATATCATTCATGCTAGCGAATTGCTCGCCCTCGAAGAAGAATTGAAAAAAATAACTAAACAGCAGCCAAAGATTTCGCGAAATTCTCCTTGTGCGTGCTTAAGCGGCAAGCGATATAAGGAGTGCTGCGGAAAATTCCATTAGGCTGCAAAGTAAATGACAGTTCTTTTACCAGGGGCTGTCTGAACATCAGGTCTATAACAAATCGCGGATAACCTTTGGTACCTCCTTCAATTGGTATTTGCAACTCTTCAACGCGACACCCTCGGCCACGCATCCCGCATCAGCGCGGCGTCAGCGGCGTGGCCATCAGCCGCTCGCGCGATGTCTGCACCGCGCTCTGCCATGCGTCCACCTCGGTCTGCCAACTCTTGGAGTACGGCTGTGCAGGTTGAGGCGTACTGAGCGAGGGCGGGCTGGGCAGCTCCAGCGATGCGCTCGGGGAGGCCTGCAAAGTCGCCCCGCATGCCTGCAGTAGCAGTGCGCAGGTCGCGCAGACTGCGCTCCAGATCCTGCTGCGCGGCCTGGTTGCGCTGGCCCGTGGCCTGGAAGGTTGCGAGTGCATCGGTCAGTCCTTTCTGGAATCCGGCCATGTCCGCGACGGCCTTTTGCGTGCTGGCCAACGCGGCGATGGTCTGCTGGTGCTGCAGCTGCTCGATCTGCAAGCCGTAGCGCTGGCCCTGGGTCCACCAGGCACCGCCAACACCGATGGCCAGCGCCGCACCAGCAGCCGCGAGATGGGTGTAGATCCCTGCAATCACGACAGCCCCCTTTCGCACAGCTGCCGCTCCGCCGCACGCCGGTTGACCAGGCCCGGCAGCTGCTTACCACCCGCCCAGGTCCAGCGGCTCAGCTCTGCACAGGCGCCCTGCATGTCGCCGGCATTGGCCTTGCGCGCCAGCGTGGAGCCGCAGAACGCCCCATTGCCCACGTTGAATGCGAAGCTCAGGAACGCGGCCTTCTGCCCGTCCGTCATGGGCTGTCGCACGCACTCCAGCGCGGCCGTGTGCTTGAGCAGATCCTTGTAGAGCATGTCCTCGCACTGCTCGCGCGTGAACGTCTGGCCGATGGTCAGTTCTGAGCCTGTGTGCCCAGTGCAGGCGGTGATGATGCCAATGGGATCACGGTACGTGGCCTGCACTGTTCCCTCATACTTTGCGACCAGGGGCACGGCCAGAGCCGCAGCGGCGGCGCCGATGGCGGCGATCAGTTTGGCCTTGTTGCTCATTTCAGGTGTCCTTTCAGCGCCGCCCAGAAGCCCAGGCAGGCAGCGCAGGCTGAGGCGATGTAGCCCAGCGGCTTCGCGGCCTTGCCGATCCAATTCAGGACGCGGAATGCGCCCTGCGCGGCACGGAATACCTCCACCAGATCGGCTGTGTTCGCTCGCACCTGTTCAGTGGCCGCTGTGTTCGCCGCAAGCTCCCGCTCCATGCGGGTCATCCGTGCGTCCCCCTCATCCAGCCGCGCATTGATCGCAGCCGCTGTCTGCGTGTTGATGGCATCGCCGTAGTCGTCTTGCATTGGCCCTCCTCCGGGCTGCTTTGGGCATGAAAAAACCCGCCGAAGCGGGTTGGTGTTGGTCGGGTTGGATCAGAGCGTCACAGCGAGCGCGAAGGCCTCATCGAGCGACTGCGGCGTGCCGCCGAGTTGCGCCCAGAGCTGCTGTAGGAACGGGTTCGCGCGCTCCCAGGTGTCCGCCTCGTACTCGATCTGGGCCTCGCGCTTTTGCACGGGGTCAGTGATCGCCGCAATGGCCGCTTCGGCATCGTCCAGCACCCCATGGGTGAGCAGTGCAAGCTGCCCCTGCCGGCGCGTGCAGGACTTGGGGATCAGCGCCGCCGCTTCTGCTTCACGCTGACGCTGCAGCTCGGCGAGTTCCTCTGCCGACAGCGGCACGACGGACCACTGCTGCCGCCACACGCCATCGACCTGCACGGGCTCGACCTCGACAGGCTTGTGCGTGTCCGCGTCATGGGGCGGCGTGTCCGATGGCTCAACGAGCGCATAGCACTCCAGATGCTGGGCCATCATCGTGAGCGGGTGCAGCTCCTGGATCTGAGCAACGCTCAGCGGGTATTGCCCGGTTTCGGTGTTGATGTACATGTTGATCCTCAAATAACGCGGCCGAGGCGCGTGCCGGTTGCAAGCCATGTGACGTATGCGTTTCCGTCGAGGTAGTAGCCAGCTGCAGCGGGCGGACTCCCAGGGACAGAGCCTGTCGCACCAGTTCCTCCGCTGGATGCGTTTTCGCCATTCGCTCCTGCAACCCCAATAGCGCCACCAGATCCGCCGAAGCCGCCCTGAGCCCAGGGGCGAGTGTCGCCAGGGAAAATCGCGCCGGAGTAGCTGACATACGATCCGCTTGTGGGGGCGGGGCTTGTGTCTCTGGCGACCATGGATACCGCTGCAGATGCAGTAAATCCTGCGCCATTACCACCTACTCCGCCCTGGGCTGTATCGCTTGTTCCCCCAGGGTATGAATAGCCTGCGGAGCTGCCTCGACCACCCGCGCCCCCGCTGCCGAATATCGTGCCGTTATTTGTGACGAGGATTCGGATGCGGGTGTACAAGCCAGTGCCACTGTTCAGCACCCCGCCGATGCGACCGTTGTTGATGATGTGCAGCCGGTCGTCTGGAATGCCCGATATCTGCAGCGTGGCCACATCCACCCCGGCATTGATCACAAGAGTGATGTTTTCAGTGCCGCGCCACCCCTGCGCGGTAGCAAGTGCCGCGATATCTGGGCTACGCACACTCGCGGTGATAGTGACTGTTATCTGCCGCTGCCCGCTGGCCATCATCAAACTCCGCGCGAACATCAGTGCACCCCCGCGTAATAGCATTCCCAACGGTTGACCAAAATGCAACGAAAAAGGAAAGAGACAACTGCCCCTGTCGAATACGTAGGGAATGGCAATTGCGCGCCAGTCCCATCGCGAGGCGGCGCGACATTTGCCGAGAAGCTGATTGGGCGGATCGCTCCCGCACTGACGACATCAAGCGCAACCTGATCACCGTATTGACGGCCTGCGGGCAAATTGAACGTGCAACTGCCATTGATGGTCACGATGTGTGACCCGCCCAGATTTGGGTCGAGGGTGTATGTCGTTGTACCAGCGGGTACATTGGCCGTCACCTGCTGGTCCATTGCAGTCCTTGCGGTGATCACTCGGTCCCAGGCGCCCCAGGTCGTCCCCTCCAGGGAACGCTGCCATGTGCTGTTTTGAATGCGCGCCGAGGTGGTCGTGAGCAGCTGCGTTGCAACCTGCTTGGCCCGCCCTGCTCCACCCGTCGTCTCGACAAGCCAGGCTTGGTTCGGGTCGTCGTAGGTTTCCGGTGGCCAGTCCCCGCCGCGCCCCGAGGTCGTCGTGAACAGGGCGTATCCCACATCCAGCTCCCCCATGGGTTTGGTTTTGTTGAATGCGTCTGGAGCTTTCTTGAAAACCTCGCTGACACGCGGCGCCTGGTTGCCAGTCGCACCCGCAGGCACATTGATCGGCCCCGTGAACGTGCCCCCCGTCGTGGGCATGTAGACGCCCGTGATGTCGCCCCAAGCGAGCTGCCAGGCCGCGCCATCCCACCACCAGCCTCGCTTGTTGAGCGCCGCATTCGTGCCCGTGTTGGTGTACAGGGCGCCGGCCTGCAGGGGGTTGCCCATGTTGTCGGTCGCAGGGTGCGAGTTGACCGCCTTGCTGCCCAGGTACATGACCTGCATCGCGGTCAGGGCTGCTGTGGCCGTGCCCGCAGCAGAGGAAGCAGTGCTCGCGCTACTGGCAGCCGCTGACGCGCTGCCACTGGCTCCACTCGCGCTCCCTGCCGCCGCTGAGGCGCTGCCCGATGCGGCAGACGCTGCAGCCTGGGCAATTGCCGTGCGCTCGAAAGCAGCAGTCGCATTGTTGAAGACGTTGGACGCCAGCGCATTTGCCTGCGGGACAAACCCGACCTGGGCAGCAACCATCGCAAACGCTTTGGCATCGAACTCGGTAGGGGTGTCGGTTGCCAGCGGGGCAGGTGGCAACGCCGAAATAGTTGGCGGTGTAACGATATCGGTCATGTCAAGCCCTCAAGCTCCAACTCGCAGTCGGAGTAGTCGTAGTAGGTAATTGCGATCTCGAAGCTCTTGTAGAACCCATAGACCGTGGTCGATTCGTAGCGGCTGGAGCCAATCCAAAGGCACGCCGTTGCGCGCACTTCAGCCATGAAGTCGTTGAGCGCGTCCACTTCGGATGCCGTGAGCAGCAGTTGCAGAGAGGCCCGCTTCGCGAAAGCGCGCTCCACAAGCACCGTGTCGCCGAACTCAGTACGCTCTTTTCGCGAGTAGTCCTGGATGCCCACGCGTGCGCCAGCTTTGACGCCCAGCGCAAAGCGGCGGACGGTGCCGAGCAGGATCACGCCCACAGCCAACTGAGCAGTGCCAGTGATCTCGATGAGGATCTCTCCCGTCGGATAGGAAGGCAGATCGGTGATCAGGGCCTGCGTCGGCGCGCGCTTCTCACCGAAGTTCCATACCCACCAAGATGGCGACACCGGGTAGCGCGCCAGGCGAATAACGCGCTGCGTGATCTGCGCCCCGCCGGCGTCAAAGACGGTGACCTTGATCTCAACGCCGGCCCGGATGTTGAGCACCCCCAGGGCCGGAATGGACTGGCCAGGCCGCAAGCGGTACGTGATCTTGTTGGCCTGCGCCGTCTGTGTGGAGTTCGATGAGTCGAACACCTTCCAGCGGTTGGTGGGGCCGACCTCCAGCCACTTAGGCTCTGCAACTGGAATGGTTGGGTTATTGCCCGTGTTGGCGTCTGCAGTGCTCTGGTAGACCTTGTGCTGCGCGGCCACGATCACGCGGGCACCCTTCGCATAAGCCGTGCCCGAGGCCCACTCTGGATAGTCGGCCTCGGGCACATCCGTGCTCACAAGCATCGCGGGCGTGACAACGAGCGGCTTCACGACGCTCAGCTGGTTCATGTGGTTACCTCTTCTTTTCGTTGTCCCGGCAGTCCGTCGCCATCCCAGCGCTGAAGCAGCTTCGCGATCTGGCCCTGCAGCCGCACGATCTGGCCTGCCTGCGCACGGTTGTCCGATACGAGCTGCGCAACCAGTGCCTCGAGCCGCTCGTTGTTGCCAACCAGAGATGAGCCACCAGCCCAAGGATTGAAGGCTTCCGGCACGATGGCCTCGCCCCGATGAACCATGGCCAGCGTGTCGCGTGGAACGAAGTTCGTGCCGATGTCATAGGACGGCAGGCCGCTGTTCTTGAACCAGTTGTCCCAGTCCCGCTCGTACAAACCAGACAGATCGGCAAGGTCCTTGGGCGTCAGGTTGTTGTCGCGAATCCAGGCGTTGAGCCCGGCAGCGTCGCCTGTGCCATCGAACTTGTGATACCCGTCGTAAAGCTTGTCCAGCTCTGCCACGCGCCCCACATCGGTAATGGGCTCGTACCAAGTGCCACCAGATCCATCCGAGCGCGGGCGCTCGTACTTGGAGTCCACAGGCGAGCTTCCGCCGCCACCCGGCCCCCACACCGCGCCACCGTCCCCCGGCTTACTGCCTGGCTTGGTTGCCGTTGTGGGGTCCAGGAACGGCATCAGCGCGCGAATAGCCGCCTCAACACTCAGCGTTGCGTCAATGTGCTTTTCGTTGCCTTCGATCAGCTCGCGCCAGTAGTTCAGCGTCTTGTCCAGCCGCTCCAACTGCTCTTGCGCGTTTTTGAACAAACGCTCCTCGATGCTGAGTTGGGCATCACCCATGTCCGCCAGATCGGCCAGTTGGCCCGCCAAAACCAAGGTGTCTCGGTCCTTCTCAAACTGAGTCGCGTAGGCTCCGCCGTTGATGCCGCTACGCGCCGCGTTGATGGCGTCCGCCAGACCCTCGTAGCTGGACAGCTTCGCGCCACCACGCACGCCGGCCAGCGCCTGCTCGATGTAGACCATGCCCTGCGCCGCCAGCATCTGCTGCGTTGCAGTCACTGAGCCGTACAGCTCGCGCGCATTGGATCTGAGCGTGGCCAGCACCGCAGACATGCTGCTGATGGCAGTTTGCGCAGCCGAGGCGATGGCGCCCCAGTAGTCCTGCTCGCGCTGTACAGCAGCTTCAAAGTTCGCAATGGCGGCGTCCTTGGCCTTTTGCCGCGCATCGGCCAGCGCTTTCGCCGCTTCGTCCGCTGCCGTCTTGGCCGCATCGGCCGCCGTCTCCGCAGCTTTCTGGGCATAGTCCGCCGCCACGCCAAACATCTGGGCAAATGCCAAAAGCTTGGCGGCAAGCTCCGTGTCGCCCGAGGCCAAAGCATCTTCGATCAACTTGCGGAACTTCTTCTTTGCCTCTTCGCCACCCGCTGGGTCGATGTCCACACCCAGAGCCTTGAGCCCCTCCCTCACCTGGCGCTGCAGGATGCCCGCCCTCTCCTCTTCCGAGTAGAAGCTGGAATAGAAGGCATTGACGTTGTTGGACAGTGCCTCGATGCCGCCCGAGAACTTAAGCAGTTCGGTCTGTGCCTTTGCGGTCAGATTGGCGAAGCCCACCAGGGTGTCAGCCCATCCACGGAATGCCGCATCGATCATTGCGATGGTGCGCAATGCTTCGTTGAGACCTTCGATGGTGATGTTCTCGCCCAGGGCATCGAATTCCTCGCGCATCCAGCCGGGGATATCCGCCTTCTTGAGCTGGTCGATGACCGCACCGCCCATGTCCGCCATGTACTGCGCCCAGGCCTTCTTTGGATCTGCATCCAGGTCCCGATTCTTGTACTTGGTCAGCACTTCGCCGGTGGCTTTGTCCAGAATCTGGAAAAAGCCCATGGCACCTTCATCGCTGTACGCAGGGTTGAGTGAGAACCCACCAGCGATGTCGATTTCCTTGGCTGTGCCGTTCGAGAACTTGGCCAGCGCGTTATACAAGTCCAACATCGATTTGATGGAGTCACCCACCTGTTTGTCGATGTCGCTATTGGCGCGCTTGGTGAAGTCTCCCCAGGTGTTGCCCCATGCGTCAGTGCCAAGGGCCTGGCGCGCAGCCGTGTCCCGATCCGTGGTGGCAGTGGACGCCACGCCGCCCGAGTGATTTGCACCCCGCGAGCCGAATGCCTTGTCCAGCAGGCCACCGATCCAGTTGCCGATAAAGGCACCGATGGGTCCACCGAACCACTGCCCCACAGCAGTTCCGATACCCGCCCCCCACTTGCCATCTGCGATTTTGAGAATCGCGCTGACGTAGCTGAACGCGGCGCCGGCCTTGTTGACGATGCCGGAATACTTCGTCAGCGTGTCGCCGAAGTCGATCAGCGAACTGCCAACTTTCTCAAGACCCAGGTTGTAGAGCTTGCCGCCGGCGTTGTTCACCAGGTTGCCCAGGCCCAGGCCGAAGTCCTTCATCAAGGATGAGGTGCCCAGCTTGTACATGGTGGAGACGTTGCCCAACCCCACGCCAGAGCCGCCGCCCGAGCTGCCGCTGGGTCCCATGCCCAGCATGGACAGCACCGTAGAGGCGATGTCACCTGCGATGGGCGCCACGATGGCCTGAATCACAGGCCGCAGCACCAGTGAGCGGAACAGGCCCTCGATGTACTCGGCGCCGTTCTTGCCCCCGGCCATCAGCGCATCGCTGAGCGACTGGCTGGCCTGGTCAAAGGCCTTGTTCCATTCGTCGTTGTAGGCCTTGGTCTGGGCACTGGCCACGCGCTGATAGGAGACCACGCGCGCACGGTCGATCAGCTCATCCTTTTGCGATGTGGTCGCATCCAGCCGCTCTATCTCGGCAATCTTGCGCTTGAGTTCCAGCTCGGCATCGTATTGGGCCAAGGCCACAGCCCGCGCCTGGTTGCTCATGCCGATGAGGCCCGCCTCCAGCTGCAGACGCTCGAAGTCCTCTTTCGCCGACTTCTCGTAAGCGTCCATGGCCTGGCGCGCCGATTCCAGGGCCTTGGAGCGCTTGAGATAGTCCTCTGTGACCTGTTTTTCAATGTCCAGCTGCTGCTGGTAGAGCGCGACGTTTTCCTTGGCCTGCGCCTTGTCCTTTTCCTGCTGCTTCCAGACCGCAATGCGCCCGCGCAGATCCGCCTCATGGGCGGCCGACAGCTTGATCTTTCCTTCTTTCAGATCGGCATTGAGCTTGATCTCGGCCTTTTGGGCGTCGTTGAGTTTGCCGGACTGGGTGACCTCTGCCTTGTTGGCCTCAATCTTGGCTTGGATCGAGGCCGCAAGTTCTGCATAGGCAGACTGCTCTTTCTTGGCGCCGTCGCCGCGCGTCTTGCTCAGCGACTTGATCTTTTCGTTGATGCCGTTGATGCGGGTCTGCAGCTCATCCGCTTCCTTGGAATCACCGCGCCCCTCATCGCGCAGGCGCTGCTGCTGCGTCTGCAGCCTGCCGAGCGTCTTGTTCAGGTCCTCAACGGCATCCTTTTTCCCTTTGAATGCCTTGGTGGTGTCCAGCAGCTCGGACAGCTCCTGGTCGGCCGTGGACTTCGCACCTGTCGTGCCCCAGCCACCTGAGGCGCCGCCCGTGTTGTCGCCCCAGCTGCCTGTCGTTCCGCCAGTGAAGGCAGGCTTGGGAGTGTTGTCGCCGACGATGGCCCTGTAGACCATGCCATTGAGGCCGCCCTTGAAGGATTGCTCCATCCAGTCAGGCAGCCGGGCCCGGTTCAACCAGCCCACCAGTTCCGCAAAGCGGTTCACCAGCCCAGCGACCAGATCATTGGCGGCCGTCAGCGTGCCCGCGTTGGCGACGTTCGCCATGGCCTGGTCCCAGGCATCGCCAAAGTTCTTGGTGGCGGTCTGCAGCGGCGTCAGGCTGTTGTCCGCAAGGTCCTTGAGCCGAGTGCCCAAGGCATCGAGCACCACGCCCTGAGCGCCGGCTTTGTCGCCGGCCTCCACCATGGCTTCAATGGCCACCAGTTGGGACACGGTGAGGAAATTGAATGCCTCATCCAGGGCACGCGCCCCCTTGGCTGGCTCCTCCATCGCCTTGGCCAATTCCTTGGCGGCGCCGGTGGCATCCTGGCCAGTGGCGGTTGCAAAGTCTGCCGACAGCAATGCGATCTTCTGCAGTGCCTCGCCGCCCAGGGTTCGCACCTGCACCAGGTCCGAAATGATGGCCGAGGCCATGCTCTTGCTGATCCCCGGCAGCTCAATCATTTCCTTCTTGAGCTGCTTGATGGCATCGGAGTTCAGGAAGCCCGCGCGCCCTGTGGCCTCCAACTGCGCCATCAGCGTCATGTTGGTGCGCAGAGTGCTCTCCGAGTACGCCATGGCTGCGCCCAAGCCCACCACTGCAGCCGCTACAACGGTGTAGGGATTGACCAGGCCCAGCAGGGTGCTTCCCAAAGCCTTGCCGGCCGCAGCGAAGCCGCCGAACATATCGCGCAACTGCAAGCCCTGCTGCATGAACACAGTCATGACGGGCATGCCGCCCTGCAGGCTCACAACGATGTCGCTGATTTGGGCCGGCACACCTCGCATTGCAGCGGATGTCGCCCGCGCAGACATACCGACTGTCTTGAACGATTCCTCGGCCTGTTTTTCAAACAGGCGCATCTGCTGCAGGTACGGACCCAACGCAGCCATGTCGGCGCCACGCTGCCTGGCAATGGTCTCGTAATAGGCGGCAGTGCCCTTGCCACCGGCCTGCATGGCGGCCATCTCACGCTCCAGGGAGCTGATGATGCTTCGCGTGCTGCGGTCAATACTGCTCGCAGCCGCTTGGCTGCTCTTGCCCATGCCGTCAAAAGCCGTACCGGCCTTGGTGCCTGCCTGGGCAGCCTCATCGCCTACGGCTTTGACATCCTGCTTGATCTCCGACAGGCCGGCCTTGGTGTTGTTACGAACACCAAACTCAAGATTTGATTTGCGCGTGGTGTCTGTCATGCGTACCGTCCAGGCAATAAAAAAGCCCCGCGGCACTGCCGAGGGGCTAAATAGGAATTCCGCTTGTGTGCGGATGGCTGGTGAGGTGTCTACTTGTCCTGACTGATCACCCTCAGCAACTCAATGATCTTTTTTCGCTGCTCTTCTTCCACGGAAGCCTGCCGGACACGAAAAACAACGTATGGAATGATGCAGGAAGCACAGGCCATTGCCGCAAGAGCAGCCTCTTGCGGAGCACCCTTGACGCCAATGGTTCCCAACATAAAAAAGACACCAAAAACAGCGCCTGCGTAAACGACATACTTCACATTTTTCTCCTAAATTCCGCGCTGGTATCTGGGCTTAGCGTCGGCAGCAAGTTCCCGAGGCAGTGGCAATGGACGCCGGCCCGTACGATGTCGCTTGTCGGAAATCCTGACCCTCAATCGTGATCTTGACTGTGACACTGGCGTTTCCCATACCCCGCTGTGCAGATACGTACAGTGCATCTCCATCTTCAACCCAGATCGGCGTCGAAAATTTCCCTCCAAAAGTGCGAGCCTGCTGCACACCCCTGGGAGTACGGTAGGTGACGACTGCCTCATCCTGGGGCTGTGTGGGTGAAGTGCTTGGTGCACCAATGACACTTCGGCCCACCTCGACCTCATAGCTCCCTGTCTTTGTGACAGGGCCATCGTCGCCACCTCCGCAACCTGCTATTGAAATAGCCAGCATTGTGGCCAGAAGCGCCATTTTCCCGAGTCCCATAATTTCCCCTTGATTGAGACCATGGATTCTATTGGACGAAAATATGGGAATGGCGTTAGGGCGCACCCAGGCCAATAGAGAGCCTCGCTAGCAAGTGAGAACTTGATTGCCTCAGAAAAACTATCCGCGCAACATGCTCTTGATGTGGGCCGCCAGCTTCTTGGCCTGATCTCCGTCCTCAGGCCGCATGATCTCTGGCGATGGACAGGCATCGCTTTTGGACAGCCGGTATTGCTCCAGGTAGGCAGCCGACAGGCTGCGCAGCAGCTGCAGCTCATGCGGGCGAAATGGGCACCGCGTGGCCTGCTGCCAGGCGGCTATCTCCGGCCAGGAGATGGGTGCCAGGTCCATCCCCGCATAGGAAACCGGCCCCACCTCCATCAGCGCCGCGATGAAGTGATAGCCGTCCTCCAGCTCGGGCAAAGGCAGCTCTGCGTCATCGCCCATGCGCTGCGCCCTGCTTTGGCGTGGGGCGTCATCGCTGGAGCCCTTAGGCGGATCGACGGGCGCCTGCAGCCAGGCCAGTTGCTTTACGTAGCCTCGGAGCTGGATGCCGAGGTCGCGCCAAAGTTTCCCAGGCTGTCGGACTCCTCGATGATCTGCACGGCCCAGTGCGGATTGCGCTTGAGCGCGGCGCGCAGTTGGTCGGCGCTGTAGGGCTGGCGGACGCCCTCCCAGCCAGCGACACGCACCACGGCGCCCTCGATGTTCTGGGCCTCCATCTCGTCGATGGTCTTGGCCTTGGGAGCCTTGCCCCGGCGCTGAGCCGCGCGCTGCTCATTGAGGAATTTTTCCGCAACGCCGGAGTTCCAGGCGACCACCTCGGGCGCGAACGTGCCGCGCACGATGAGGGTGATGCCGGTGGACGAGCCGTCCGGGTTGCGCAGCGGGAACTTGTGGCCAGCCTCGCAGGCGCTCACCAGGTCGAAGGCGGTGATGTCCACGAGTTCGGCTGCAGCGACGGCGGCGGATGTGGCCACGGCCACGGCTTGGGTGATGGTTTTGGTCATGTCGATCTTTCAGCGGAGGAAATGAAAATGCCCGCGCCCGACTGCCCGCCTCCGCTGAGAGACGAAACAGCCGGGCCGGTGCTGGGGTGACCCGAAGGCCGAAGGGAAAGATCAGGGGCCGGCAGGTGCGGGCACTTCGATGATGCCGACGCCGTCCTTGGAGGTAGTCAGCTCCAAGCCGACGCTGGCCGAGTACATGCTGTCCACGCTTTCGGTGGACTTGGACCAGCTGGTCACGATGGCCGCGAAGTAGTCAATGGAGCCATCCTGATAAGTCACGCGGAAGGCATAGGACGCATCGTCATTGAGGGCGGTCTTGACGATGGCCTGCCCCGGATCTTCGTTGTCCACAGCGAGCTGAATGGTCTTCTGGCCTTCGTTGAATGAGCCCTTGAACTTGCGCGTGCCGCGTGTGGCAATGGGGTTGTGGTTCACAACCTGGTAGGTGCGGCCGTGGCTACCGCCGTTGGTGACCTCACCGATATCCACGAAGGTCAGTGCCTTGTATCCGGTCTCGGTATAGGCCGCAGGCAATGCGGCTGAAATTGCAAGTACGGTTTCGGCAACGGTATGTGCGCCCATGGCGTTTTCCTTTCGGACGTAAAAAAGCCCGCTGCTGCGGGCCGGGGTTGAAAAGGTTTTGGGCGCTATCGGCGCGCCCAGATTGAAAAGCTCTGCTGCATGCCAAAGATCACGACATCGCTGCCGCCGTCATCGAACATGTCCAGAGGTTCATCCAGCGGCGTGCACTGGATGGCATCGGAGGCCGTCAAGGCATCCTCAATCTGACGGATCAGCGCGGTGGCCTTCGCGGGCGTTTCATCCCAAACGGTGATGCTTACGCGGCCATTGCGCAGATTGCCTGTTGGCCGTTTGTCGAGGTTGCGCATCGCGCGGCCGCCAACGCGCTGCCAGATCACATAGGGCATCTTGGTTCCCCATGGGGCAACAACCGGCAAAGACCTCGGACACAGCGCCGTCAGGATGGCCACAAGGTCGGGTTCATAGCTCATGTCACTTCACCTGGTCATAGCGCTTTTGCAGCTCCAGATTCGCAGCCTCAATGGCTTTGGACATGGAGTCTTCAGCGCGAGCGACAAAGAAATATCCCAGCCGGTGGACGGGGCCTCCAGGCCGAGGCACGTAGTACGCATCTTTCTCGGCCTGTGTGGCGCGGCGCCTCGGCCGGGGCTTGCCCTGCGCTTCGGGCCGCACTCGCGTGACCCACTTGCCCCCCTTGGCGATGGTCACTGCGTAGCGCTGTACCCACCCCCTCTCCAGCAGATGGCCGTGAGGCGCTTTCCTGGCGTTCCAGCTGACGTGGTACTGCGCCTGCACGCCATCGATGGAGTGCTCTGGAGAGAATGCCTGGTAGACCGCCCGGCCCAGGTTGCCGGTCACGCTGCCTATGGAACTGATGTTGACCTTGACCGCCTCGTAGAGCACCTGCGCGCCGGCCTGCGCAGCGGGGCGCACGGCCTGGTCGGCAGCTTCGCCCAGCGCATCCAGGAAATCATCCAGGCCCGCAGTGTCAGCACGGATGGTGAAAGAGTTATCTCCATTCGCCATTGCCTCCCCTCACTGGATGAGCTTGCAGACAAGGTCCATGTATTCACGGGTCGGCCCGGGAAGCACTGCCTCGATGCTGTAGACGGACGACCCGAACAGCACGCGCATGGCGGCGTCCACGCCCGCGCGGCGGCGAATCCGGATGCTCGCGCGGACGATGGACACCTCAGCGTCTGCCTTGATCGTGCCCAGGCCAGACTTGTGCAGCACGTTGGCTGCGATGCGGCCCGTGGAGATGTTCTCCCAGGCCTCGGGCTCGGGCGTGCCCCAGCCGTCTTTGCCTCCCGTCTTGCGCTGGATGTGGATGCGGTCTCGAAGGGTGCCGGCGCGGAGCGTGGTCATAGGCCCTGCACCTTTCGATGAGGCCGCAGCAGATCGCGCGAGCCGTTGGGCATGGCGAAGGACTGCGCCCCCACCACCACATCCTCACGATTGGCGAAGAGGTGTCCGCAGATCAGCAGCATCGCCGCTTTCACCGAGTAGGTGGCCACCATCGGCAGCTCACCGGCCTCGCCCGCAGCCACCGCAGCGTCAAGCTCGGCCTGGTCGGCGTACACCTTGCGGCCCAGGTACTCCTGGGCGGCGTCGATGGCAGCACCGAGGTACAGCTCGACCATCGCGGCGTCCTCCGGGTCAGCCCGGCAGTGGTCGATGGCCGTCTCGATGGTCAAGATGGGCATGCTACGACTTCGCCTTATCTGTACCAGCGGTGGCCTTCTTTTGCTCAACCGCGCCCAGCTCGATCGCGGCAGCTTCGAGTTCGGCCGGGATCTCCTCTCCCGCCTCGAATACGGTGGGATAGATTTCTCCGTCCTTCACGCCTTTGAATTGCCTGGTTGCCTTCATCGTCTTCTCCTGAAATGGAGAAAGGGCCGAAGCCCCTTCTTGGTTACGCCGACACCTTCATTGCACGCAGGCACTCGGGGTTCTGCACGCCGCCGCCCACGCGCTTGGTCGTGTAGAAAAGCACGTAGGGCTTCTTGGTGTAGGGATCACGCAGCACGCGCACCCCCATGCGGTCGATGATCAGGTAGCCGCGCTTGAAGTCTCCGAACAGGATCGGCACGGCATTGGCTGCCACATCAGGCATGTTCTCGTCTTCGGCAAGGCCGTATCCGTAAAACGTTGCCGGTTGACCAGCCTGCGCAGACGGTTGCCACAGGTAATTGCCCTGGCCGTCCTTGAGCTTGCGCAGCTTCGCGATGGTCAGGTTGTTGGTCAGGAAACGCGCGTTTTGGCGGTACTTCTTGGGCAGGGCATAGATCAGGTCCAGCGCGGCATCGGAGCTGATGTCGGCCGCAGCGCCGCTGTTGGTGACCTTGATCGCGCCAAAGGGATGTTTGGTCGCATTGACGCCACCGGTGACGTAGGTCAGGATACCGGCAGGCTTCTTCACGCCGTCGCCACTGATGAAAGCCAGGCCTTCCTGCTCTGCGAACTCTGCCTGTACTTCGCTGGCAAGCCATGCCTCAATGTTGATCTCGCTATCGTCCAGAATCTGCTGGGTCGCAGCCGGGTTGGCATAGATCTCGCCATGCCCAAAGCCAAGGGCGGCCAGCACCGGAGTGGCCGTCTCGGGCCGCTGGTCGGTCTCGCCAACCCAGCCGGAGCCCGTGCCACCCATGTTGAACAGCTTGGTCCAACCAGCCTTGCTGGTGGGCTGCACCTGGGCCAGCTCGCGCATGGGCGACTCGTCCCGCAGCTTGTCGGTGATGGTGCGATCCCACTCGACCGGGGTCAGGTAGCCGCCTTCTTCAGCCGTACCCTTGTTGAGGCTTGCCTGCACGTCGCCCTTGCGCATGTGCGCATCAAACGAGGCGCTGTACTCCTTGTCCCGCAGAGCAACGCCAGGCGCGCCCATTTGAGCTGCGGCGATCTTGGTGTGCGCGTCTTCGCTTTCACGCTGCAGCTTGTCGAGCGCTGCATTGATCTGCGCCAGCTTTGCCTCCTGATCGGCACCAGACTTGCCGGCCTTGATCTCCTCCAACTGCTTGGTGTGCTCTGCCCGGAAAGTGGCGAACGTCTGCTGCAGGCCATCAATCAACGCCTTGACTTCGGCGTTGCTGGGTGCCTCGGCACGAACGGACATGATGCCGCGGGGAACGGGACGTGCGGTGTGTTGCTTTGCCATGGTGTGGCCCTTTCAGAAATGACAAAGCCGCCTCAAGGGCGGCCGATTGGGTTGGTGGTTGCTGCGGTCTACACGCGCATCGTGTCCAGCAGCGATTGCAGCGAGGCTGCGACTTCAGGGCCAGCGCGCGGCGTGGCCCCAGGATCGGCAGCGCCCGGCGTGCCGTTGGAAAACAGGGCTTTGAACGCATCTCTGCGCGCATTGCGCGAGTAGCCGGCCTTGGCCATTGAGGCCTCGATCAGCGCCAGCGGCTTGCGCGCGCCAGATGCTTGGGCCGTGCGGGTTATCTCCGAGCTGGGCAGCAGGCCAGTGGCGAAGCCGTCATCGACTGCTTGTTGCGCACCGATCCAGGTTTCGCGATCCATCAGCATCGCGGCCTCAGCCTCGGTGATCCCGGAGCGGTGGGCATACAGCGCAGCCATCGCGGCATCGAACGGCGCCAGCACGGCGGCTGTGTCGGTCATGTCGTGGCGGTTTCCGACGGCCACGGCCCAGGCGTTGTGGATCATCAGGAACGAGCCATCACCCATCAGGATCTCGTCGCCGGCCATGGCAATCACCGAAGCCACCGAGGCGGCCACGCCCAGCACGCGGATGGTCACCTTGGCCTTGTGCTCGCGCAGCAGGTTGTAGATGGCCATGCCCTCGAAGAAGTCGCCACCCGGGGAGTTGAGGTTGACCGTCACGTCGCGCGCACCGATGTTGCGCAGTGCGGCGCCGATGCGCTTGGCCGTGACGCCCGTGCCCTCCCAGTTCTCCCCGATGGAGTCGTAGATGGAGATGCTCGTTTCCGCGTCGCTGGCCGAGGCTCGCACCTCGGGCTCCCATCGGTCCACCGCATCAGGGCGCAGGTCGAATCCAGCCTTGGACAGCCGGTGATCCGCGCGGATCTCAGGTAGTTGTTTGAGGCTCATTGCTTGCTTTCTTCCCCGAGGGATCGCCCAGGGTGTTGAACTTCGGGTTCGGGTCTGCCGGGTACTCAGCCAGGTCGCGGACCTCGTTGGCCGTGTGCCATGGCTGGTGGCCACCGGCGCCCAGCGCCTTGGCGAAGTAGTCCGCCTGGTCCTTGAGCGTGCCGCGCAGCAGCGCGCGCTCGTTGAACTTGAAGTAGTAGTGGCCCCGCTCTGCATCCGTCAGCAGCGAGCGCTCCAGGGCCTGCTCCCATGCCGTGAAGCGCGGCGTCATCGTGAATTGCACGAAGAAGATGGCCAGTTGCTCAATGCCGGAGCCCCAACTTGTGTCATCCATCATCAGCAGCGGGCGGGGCACGCCGTACAGGCGGGCGACCTCCTCGATCTGGTGGTTGCGGCTTTCCAGCTGCTGGCCGTCCTTGGCCGTCGAGGTGAAGGGATTGGCCTTGGCCCCCTCCTCCGCGATCATCCATTTGTTGACGTTCTCGGAGCCGCTCAGTCCCTGGTCCAGCGAGGCCCGCATGCGGTTGTACGCCTGGTCTGAGAGAGCATTCGGCGTCTCTATCGCGCCCCCAGCCATCACGCCAGTCTTGAAGATGTTGCCGGCCGCGCGCTGCGCCTGCTCGGCCAGCTCGAAGACCTCGTTGGACAGCTGCCGCTTGGACAGTCCCAGCACGCCGTCGAACGAGATCTCGCGCACATGCAGGATCTCCTCCTGATCCAGAGTGATCTGCCCGCCGTTCTCGGTCATGCAGCGGTATTGCATGCGCCATCCGCTGCCCAGCTTGGCGTCCACCTTGCCCTTTTCGAAGGGGATCAGGTGGATCGGGCGCCCGGCGGCGCGGATGATGCGCGCGTATGCGTTGCCCTCGGTCTCCAGCAGCAGCTGCATCTGGCTCTTGAACTCCATCGGTGTTTGCCAGGGGTTCGGCTTGTAGCGCAGCAGCTTGTGCGCTGGGTGCTCCCTGGCGACCTCCTTGTCGTCTCCGGCCCGGTAAAGGCTGGTGGGCAGCATGCCCAGGCCATTGCCGATCAGCGAGAGACAGCGCAGCGCCGAGGTGTTGCGCAGCATCCGGTTCGATGCGCCCATCTGGCCGTTGCGGATGAACTCCAGCAGCGCCGGGTCGTCCAGCCCCTGGAAGGTAATTCCTTCCGAACTGGCTCGCGGGCGCGACTGAGCCTCCGGCCCATCCCGCCGGAACAGCTTGTCGAATATCTTCATGTGGTCGTGCCCTATAGAAAGCGCATGCCGCGCGTCTCGTAGACGGATGGCCCCTTGGCCTGCGGATTGGTGGCCATGAGCGTGACGGCGTTCAAGGAGGCCATCAGCGGATCAATCTTCCCTGTGCCGCTGGCCTGCTTCGTGATCAGCGAGGCATTGCCTGAGGGCACCACCTTCGCATTGCCCACACACCAGGCCATGAGAGGCTGTGCCGCGTGAGTAAGACTCCCATCCTCCAGGCCCCGCTCCGCGACAGCCATGGCGCCGGTGAGCTTCCAACCCTGCGAGATGCCGATGATCATTTCCTCCGGTATCCCGGCATCAATGAGCGCCTGGTACACAACCTTGTGCGTTCGCTCAGGGTCCAGACCGATGCGCGCCAGTAGGCCGGCGTCGTAGATCTCCTTGCAGACCGCCGCGAGCTCCTCCAGATCCTGCCCCGGGCGCTCCACCACGACTAGGTCGCCGTCGCGCTCGAAGTCTCGGTATCTCGGCTCCTCCGACTTACGCCGTTCGATGCCGATGGGATGGATCCATGCCTTGTTCCAGAGCGCGCAGCGAGTCACGCCTCGGTGACGCCCCTCAACAGCTAAGCCCAGCAAGTCATCCAGCCCGCCACCGTCAATCCCGACCACAACGACCTCGCACTCGCGCAGGATGTATTCGAGCGAAATGCGGCGGTTCCCACGAAGCTCCCAGAACTCTGCACCGGCCCAGCTGTTGGAACGTTGCTTCAGGCCGACCTCAACGTTGCCGTACTTGGCCAGCATGCCTTTGAGCGACTCCTTGCCCTCCTGCTGCGCCTTGCGAAACTCGCGCTCCAAGAACGGCCGGTCCACCGAGTACCCCAGATTGGGGTTCACCATGGCCAGGTTCTCCAGGAGCATGCAGCCCTCGTTCTTCACCAGCTCTGGCGGGTGCTCGAACAGTATGGGCAGGAACTCGGGATCAATGATGGTGCCGTCGCGCACACCCCTCGCGTACTCCAGCTTCTCCTTGAACACGCCCGCGGGCTCCTCGTCGCTCTGGGTGGTGATGTACAGGATGAAACCTTCGGGGCGTGCAGCCAACCCGCCGCCAGCTTCCCGCAGCATGTCCTTTGCCTTGGCGATCTTGCCGAACAGCCAAAGCTCCTCCACCAGCAGCACTGCAGACTTCTTGCCGGAAACGGTATTCGTGTCCGCCGCGATTACCTTCAGTTTCGCGCCCATGCTGCGATGGGTCAGGATCCGCTGGCTGTCCTGCACATGGATCAATTCCGCCAACTCGCTGTAGGGCTCCTCATCCTCGTCCTCGCTCTCTTCGAGGTACTGCACCATGTCTTTGGCCGGAGTGAAGCTGTTGTCAGCCACTTCCTTTGTTGGAGCCAGGATGGTGAACTCGGCCGACCGGCGCCAATTGCGCACCAAGCAGGTAAGCATGATGGATGCCGCCAAGCCGGACTTGAAGTTCTTCTTCGGCAGCATCACGAACCATTCCTTGATGAGCCGGCGGCCGCTTTGGGCGTCGTAGGCACCGAAGATGGAGCCAGCCAGATCAAAGATCCACTGCCCGCAGGCGTCAGCCATGCGTGGGCTTCCCGGGGCGTCCACGATGCGCAGATCCCGCATCACGGCCAGGCCCGCCTCGGCCTCCTCAGGAAAGATCGGCGGCGGGATGATCGAGCGTCCCTCCCGGATCCGCTCAGCCCAGTCAACGCATGCGGTAGACCATTCAGGCATTCGGCCCCTCCTACTGCAGGTTCGGCGGTGCGGCCGATGCGTACTTCCCACTCTTCGCTCGGGTGGCGGCAGCGCCAGCGCGTGCGGCCTTCTTGCCCCCGTTCTCGCCGCGGCGGACCTCTGCGGACAGCAGCGCTTTCGCAGCGTCAATCCGCAGCTTGGCTTCGGTGCCGCTGTCGTTCATCACCGCCTTGAGGAACTTGGCGGGCTCGTCGTAGGTGACGCTCAGGTTCAGGTATGCGGGCTCTTTCGGTGGACGGCCGGCGCCCGGACGCGCGCCGCCGCTGCGCCCTTTGACTCCGGACATAGCAACTCCATTTGAATTATTTGAATAGGGGGAAATTTCTCGCGCGTGCGGAACAGGGCGGTCTAGGCCGGCGAGGGCTCCAGACTTTGCCCCACCCCCTCCCCTGGCCGCCCCGGCAATGCCTCTGGATCGCGTCAGGCGGGCTCTGGCGCCGCTTCGAGCACCGCGCCCATACCCCGAGCCTCCTCGGCCGTCAGCGGCGTGTACTTCCACTGGCCGTTGTGCTCGACCTCTCCGACGCCGATCCAGCCGGTGCGCGGCGCCTTCAGGCACAGGAAGTCTGCATATCGGTCGTTGGCGTAGGTCACCAGCTGCACGTCCGTGCCGTCCCGGGTGGCGTAGTCACCAGCTTGGAACTGATGCTCGGCAGGTAGCTCTCTGGCGATCAGATCGAATTTCCCCGCCAGCTCTTCGAAGAACTTCAGATGCGCCGACGCGACAGCCTGCACCAAAGCGTCCAGCCTCCTCCTTGTGACCCAGCCGATGCGAAGCCTCGTCAACCGTTGGGCGCGCTTCTTCAGTGCTCTGACTTTCATTGCGTCTGCTCCTCGCGTTGCTTGTCCCTGCTGTGGTGCGTGGCACAAAGGCTTTGCCAGTTGCCTCGGTCCCAGAACAGCGCTTGATCGCCGCGGTGCGGGATCTTGTGGTCGACCACCGTGGCTGCGGTCACCACGCCCTCGGCCTGGCACATCACGCAAAGCGGATGCGAGCGCAAGAAGCCCGCGCGTGCCTGCTGCCACTTGTAGCCGTAGCCGCGCTGCGCTGCCGTCTGATCGCTGGTGCGCCAGCTGCCGGCCTGCATTGTCTGCACGCGGCGGGTGTCCAGTACGGGCAGCGTGCTCTTGAGCGTCTTGAGCATCTACCCTCCTTGACAGGCGCCGCCACGCAGACCTTACACCCCACGCAATGCATGCTGTGCCGGATGGGCCTGGTCGCGGCTGATATACGCCCCCTCAGGAACGAAAAACCCGGCAATGCCGGGTTGGTGAATGAGGCGCCGTGCGGCTCAGGAACTATTCAACCGAATTAGTTTCCCCAGCCTCGCGGATTAGCACACTCGTTGGGTCCAGGGCTCAGCTGCGCGGGGCCAAACAGCACAACTCGAGGCGATCCACTGATTTCGAGCAGCGATCCATTGCGACGCTCAAAGTACACACGAACGTTGTGGTAGCCCTCGGAGAAATCCTGTCCAGGAGTTGTATCCAGCTCTCCAGCAAAACCACGGTTGGAATTACCACCGCAGGCAGCACCCACGCCGGGCTCACGGGTGTGGTTGGCAGTCAGCTTGCGAATCAGTCGCCCATCGCTGTGGTACACCAGAACGCTACCGGTGTAGCTCGGATCGGCTTGGTCACACGCCCAGCCAGACACGACGCAAATATGCGCCTGTTCCAAATTGCCTGCGGCAAATGCGTTGGACGCCGCCCCCAATGCCGCCAAAACACCCACAGCAGCAAACAAAGACTTCTTCATGCAAAGCTCCCTATTCTCAATAAATGGTTATGGTGCTAACGATTATCATTAGCACGTACCAAGTCTAATTAGAGTATTTAATACTTCCTGACTATTTGTTGAATATTAGCAAGACAACTAATTAATTCATTTCCCCATCGGACTCACGGCGCAATGCCGCTGGGGATACGCCGTTCGCTTCGCAGCCAGCACCGCGGCAGCTCGCGGCAGAGAACCCCGCGCGCTCGGATCGCGGCGCGCGCCCTGACTGGCTCAAGGCGGAAACAGAAAAGCCCGTTGGCAGCGCCAGCGGGCTTGAGATAGTCCTAGCGCTCGGCTGTTAGGCAAGCGGAGCGGTCAAAACGTCGTAGGTGATCTCAACGCTGCCGCCTGTACCCGAACCGACAGCCCACAGGCCCAGACCAGGTGGCACATACAGCGAATACTGCAGCGCGATGGAAGGAATCGGGTTGCCGATCAGGATCACTCGTTTTGTGGCGTCCGCGAAGCCCGAGGGCGCCGAGCGATCTGCGTAGAGCTGCACACCCATGACGCCCGCAACGGCGCTCATGTAGCAGGTGCGGATCACGATGCCGTGGAGGTTCGAAGACGGGGAAACGATCTGCACGGGCGTAGTGCTGAACGCAAGGTTGGCGAACATCGCGCCGATAGGCGTGGGATTTGCGAGAGTGGTCATGGAGACTGCCTTTCAGTTGTTTTCACAGGCGCTCGATGGCACTCAGGTTTGGGGTTCTCGACCCTCAAGGAATTCAGCGTCCCGCAGCGCGGGCACTTGATGTTCAGGTGCTGGAACACTCCAACAGCCAGCTTGCGATTGCAACTGGCGCATCTCATTTCTTGCATCGTTGAAGTCTGCTTGTTACCTTGACTTCATTGTGCTGCTGGCAGCGTCGGCAATCCAGACGATTGCTGCGTAAGGGAGGCCCACACATCACGCCAGCAAAGGTACTAACCTTCGCCTCTGCGCATGACCTACGGCAAAGAGCCCGCGAGAGGCGCTGGACCAGCCGTTCCATGGACAGGGGACGTGCCGGGAGACCGGCGGCGCGGCTATCACCGCATCACATCGACTGGAACCCACCGCTCTTGGCCCAGATGAAAATAATCTTCCAGATCACCCAGACGAGCGCCAGGGTGCCCATGAGCACGCAGCCAGTCTTGGTAGCGCCGAACCTGGGCAGCCTCGTTTGTCGGGCAAGCCGCCTCAAGACAAAAAAGCACCCGACAAACCAGTAAATGAACGGAGACAAGACAAGCGTCGGGACCTTCCCCTCGAACTGCGTAGCGATCAGCCACATCCAGATGCAGAGCGCATTTATGGCGAGCGAAAAGGAGCCGATGCGCAGAATGATCTGGTCTGCGTTCATCTCCCCAATCCACTTTGTCCCAATATGAATCGCCATCAATGGGATCCATATCGCTACGGCTACCAGCAAATGCAGGAGCACGAAGCCTAGGGCTGCGATCAGGTACATGCCGGGATCCCTTCAGACGCGCTGGTATTTGAGATTCGGCATCTTAGGGAGCGACCGCGATTGGCACAACAAAGCCACAGACCGGCATCGCGAGATGGAAGCCCACAAAGAGTAAAGCCCGCTGGCGAACCGAGCGGGCTTTTGTTCAGCCTGACGATGATCACTTGCTCGCGTCTTTGATCGCTTCCTTCACGTCGCCAGCTTTCTTCTGGGCCTTGCCCTCGACCTGCTTGGCCACGCCCTTGGCTTGTTGCTCAGGGCTGTCAATCAGCTCGCCGGCCTTTTGCTGAACCTTGCCAGCAGCATCCTTGACCGCACCCTTAACTTGATCCTTGTTCATACAAACGTCCTTTGGGAGTTGAGCTTTGAAACGGTTGCTTTGCAGCACCGGAACCTAGGTTAATCAGCTCATCTCTTCCGGCATGACAGCCGGAGCAGCGTTCGGATGTGGGTTGGACAGCGCGGCCCTGTCGGAGCATTTCTCGCCAAAAAGAAAGCCCGCAGGCTTCAGAGCTGGCGGGCTTTTCATCTGAGCGCGACCTTCCATCGCTTTCATGTCTTGCCAGACTCACCGCCTGGGGACGTTGCCGATGGGAGGAAGGCGGTTTACTTGCGCCTGCGCTCTAGGCACGCAGTATACATCACCCTTTCCCGGCTGCAACCACCTTCAGCCCCTTCATGCGCTTGAGCGCGGCGATGGTGCCCGAGCGTGCGCGGTCCACATGGGTGGCGATGTGCTCGGAGATCAGCTGGCCCTCGGCTTCGTGCGGCACCTCACGGTCGCCGAAGCCCTTGCAGGTCTCGCAGATCGCTATCTCGCCCAGCTTGACGCCTCCGCAGCCTGGGCACTTGCGGTCGCACCACCACAGCAGCACGTCGGTCAGCTTGGCGCGGGCATTCTTGATGCCCTGCGCCAGCACCCAGGGCAGGAACCCGGCGTGCGCGTCCACCAGGCGGGCGTACTGCGGCAGGCTGGTCAGGATCTGCATGCGGCGCTCCATGTGCCACCGGCCTTCGGCCACGCGGGCTCCCACCATGTCGAGACGCCCCCGGCTCTTGCGGGGCAGCTGCTCGGCCACGCGCTGCAACTGCTCCTCGGTCAGCGGGCGCGGCTTCTCGCGGCGGTCCCATTCGCAGATCAGCTGCTGGACCAGCCGGCCCAGGCCTGCGCGCTGGATGCCAGCGGCGATCAGGTAGTCCGCGTCGCCGCGTTTCTCCAGGTCCACGGAAAGATCGCTGCTGGTGCTCGCGCTCGTCAGGCGCTCGATGACATTGGGCCGCTCAGCGGCGAGTGTGGTTGGTGCTTCTGTTGTCATACGGTCTTCTGGATCAATGGGATGGGGTGCCGCTGCGGCGTTCGTTGAGGACTGGCCGGAGCCGACTTGCTGCGGCGTCGCACTCCTCGCGTGTGCCGATGGTCAGAGGCACGTAGTCCATGCAATGGTCAGCTGCGCACGCCCTGCGGTTTTTGGTCAGCATGTCCATGAGGGGCTCGATATGCAGCGCGCACTGGCTCTGGCTCCACAGCAGGACATGGCCAGCCGCAAGGTTCGGGACAGCGCGATCAGGGTTGGTCAGCGAATTCATCTTTTGGCTCCTGGGTTGAGAAAGGGACGTAGTTGATGGCGCGACGCCGGCTGTTCGTGGCGAACTGCTGGGCGGCCTTGTTGAACCAGAGGTATTGGCTGTAGTGCTGCACGTCGCCGTTGCGCTGCTTCTGCAGTTCCAGCTTGGCGTCGGGCTTGTCGGGGTCGTGGCCGGCGTCGTTCTCGTCCTTGCGCGCGCTCCATACCGTGAACACGTTGTCAGCTCCGTCGGTGATCTTGGAAGACCCGGCAACATCCAGCTTTCCAGGGCCCTTGGACTCGTCAGCACCCTTGCGCGGGTGGGCGACCAGGTGGACATGCACGCCATTGCGGCGCGCGAAGTCGCAGATCTTGCGGACGGCTTCCTTTTGGGCGGTCATGCTGCCTGGGCCGTCTTCGGGCACGTCCGTCATCATCAAGCTGTCGATCACGAAGTGACGCATGCCGTAACGCTTGGAGCCGTACAGGAACACGGCCAGGAGACGGTCGATGCCTGCGCTACCCACCACGTTGAAGAACCATTGCTTGTCGTGCAGCCAGGCCCCAATGGCATCGATGTAAGCCATGCTCGGACGGTCCAGGCCCGCCGCCTGCTTGACGGTGCGCTTGAGCTGGCGTTCGGGTGTCATCTCTCCGGAGAAAACCATCACGCGGTCGCCCTGCTGCATCAGCCCCAGCAGCACCTGAGACAGCATCAGGCTCTTGCCATGGCCGTTGTAGCCAGTCCAGACGGTGACCTCGCCGGAGCGGAACTCGAACCAGTCCAGATCCTTGTCCAGGCGCAGCACCGGGTCGCCCTCGTCATCGTGGGCCGGATAGAACATGGACTTCACGCGGTTGATGAAGTCGCTGGCTTGGCGCATCTCCTCGGGGTCCAGGGTCTTGGCTTCCTTGGTGGCGTGCCAGAAGTCCTCGCCGCAAGCGCCCTTCTGCAGGAACTCGTTCGCGTCCTTCTCGGGCAGCGTGACCAGCTTGCAGCGCTCCAGCCCCAGGCGGCGAACGATCTCCTGCGCCCCGGCCTTGCCAGCCTCGTCGCTGTCGAAAAAGATCAGGATCTCGCTGAAGCAGTCCAGTCGCTCCCAGTCGTTCTCCAGCCATTGGTGATTGCCAGCGCCAGCATTGACCGACAGCGCGGGGATCCCAACCTGGTGCAGCGTCATGGCATCGATCTCGCCTTCCGTAATCGCCACGGTGCGGGCCTTGGGGTCGATCAGGTGCCAGCCGAAAAGGCAAGGCTCTGCCCCGCCCTCCTGCCGCATGTCGCGCTTCTCCGCAATGTTGCGGTACTTCACGTTGACCAACTCACCGTTGCGCAGGTACGGGAACACGGCGTAGGTCTTGCCGCCGCGGATCTGCTCGGCCACCCGGAAGGCAGCAATGGTCTCGTCGGTGATGCCACGGCCATTGAGCCACTCCTTCACGCCGGCCTTGGCGGGCTGGCACTGCGGCTTTGCCGGGCGCTTGAAGGTCTTCTTCTCGCGCTCGGGCATCACGTCGCGGATGCCCAGGTACTGCTTCGCCTCGCGGATGGCTTCGCCGATGGACTGGCTGCGGCAGGCGGCCCACAGGTCCAGCAGATCGCCTGCCTCACCCGATGCGAAGTCCTTCCACACGCCGGCCTTGGCGCCCGTCAGGCGGACGGAAAGCGACTGGCCCTCCTCGCCGTTGATGCTGCCAGCCACCCACTCGCCGGCCTTGCGCTTGCCGTTGGGCAGCAGGTACTGCGCAATCGCCGCGGCGTCAGAGGCCATGCGCTGGCTGAGTTCGGCGGCGTTCAAGCGGTCACCTCCGCGCGCTGGCCATCGCGGAATTGGTGGGCGTTGTGCTCACGACAACCCGCGTTTTCCGCCTCCCAGCGGTTCTCGAAACCGGCCTGCAGAGCCCAGCGGGGACGGCTCTCGCTGTCGCCCTGCCCCGCTTGCCCCACGCCCTCTTCGTCGTCCCAACGACCCGCGTTGAGCCACGTCGAGGGGTGCGGAATGAACTGGCCATCGTCACGCAGCCACTGCGTTGACCTTGCCTGGATCGTGATGGCCGCCAGCATCTTCGCCAACAGCGCTGCGTCTGGCCGGCGCTTGGCGAAAGCCTTGCGAGCAGCGTCCTTGCCGACCTTTCGGGGGTATGCCGACCAGAACTCGACAAAGCCGTCAGGCTCCTCGGCAGCATTGCGACGACGCTGCCGGCCCCCGGTGGGGGATTGGGGGGTATTCTCTTTCTCTTCTCTATTCTTCTCTTCTCTAGGCGTCACAGTGACGTTATCCGTTACGTCACCCGTGACGCCGCTAAAACCGTCACTTTGGCCGTCACTTTTTTGCCCTTGGCGCTCCCTGTAACGGCGCTGGCGTTCAGCACCCTGTGAGCGGGTTTTCTCCTCTGGGGAGACGTTGTATTCGTCGAAAAATCGGGGGAACTCAAGGCCCTCAGAGGTCTGCAAAACCCAGCCCGAAAGCGCGAGTGCAGCACCAAATCCAGGCAGATCAGCGATGTCATCGAGCACCATCAGCGTCACGCCGTGACACACCAAATCGTCACCGTTACGCTTTCCACGCTGTCGCATCACACCCCAAACAGACACCAGCGCTCCGACCGTGACGTTACGCATAACGTTACGGGTGACGGTCATTTCACGCTGGCAGTTGTTCGTGACGTAACGCGAAAGCTCGCTGCCAGGAGCCATCAGCGCATCAGCAATGAGCGAGACCTTGGGGTCTCGGTAGAGGTCAGTCCGCATCTTGATCCAGTCCCCGGCCATACCTACTCCTTCGCGCCCTGCGCTTCGTTCATCTCACGGGGTTTGCCTGCGGCGTTGACGGCACGCGCGGCCTGGCGCAGCTTGCGAAGCACCTCCTCGGCCTCGGCGATCTCGCGCTCGATCTGCGCCAGCTCGTTGTCTGAGATCACGCCGTCTTGCATGGCCTCGATCACCGCGCTGGTGATGTGCGAGGTCTCCAGCACCAGCTTTGACACCTTGTCCACGGGGCTCGCCACCACCACGCGGCAAGCCTCCATCAGCTCAAAGCGCCCCCCAGCCTCGCCCGCGACATAGGCCGCGTAGTCGTAGCAGTGGGGCATGGCTGCCTCGCGCAGCAGGCTGGTGATGGCCAGCGCATCGACAGCGCCGAGCTTGTGCGACGAAGCGCCAGACAGCTCCTTGCGCAGAACCTCGTCCGTCTTGCCGAGACGAACAGCCACGACAGCGCGGCCACCCGGGAAGTGATCAACGCCGCGGCGCAGCGCATCGAGAGCGCTCATATCCGGCTCCTGAAAAATTGGACGTGGACGGGGAAGAAGGGAACGCCGAACATCGCGGCAATGCAAACAAACACCACACCAAAGGGAGCCGCCATGAACCTCAAAACACAGCCCTTCCACGCCAGCACAAGGACTAGCGTCAGCACCAACGTGAACCCCGACACCAGCGCGCGGGAGCAGACGTTGACCACCAGCCAGCTGGAGTTGTCATGGATGGCGGGAGAGCTGCACATCCGCTGCCGGGCGAGCCGGGTCGTGATGTGCGTGGAGCGCGAGCTGGAGACAGCGCGCGGCGGGCGGAGGATGTCCTGACGCGGCGGCATGAGTCATGCTTCCGCAGCTTCGTCAGTGGACTGCACGAGTTCTGGCCAGATTTCCTGCCAGTCATCAGGGCGTGATCGCGAACGATGGATGCCCAGGAGCTTTTCCAGCTTCGCACAGTGCTTTTCGCCCAAAGGCTTGGAGCTGTTGAGCCACTTGTGAACAAGTACCTGCGAGTGCCCCATGAGCCGGCCCAGCGCTGCTTGAGAGCCGGCAAGGGAAATAGCTTCACGAAGGGCCGGGACAGATGGGTTTTTTTCGTGCATAACCCATTTTATAACCCAGGTTCTCAATGTCAATAACCAAGACTCTTTGACCACCCACAACGGCGGTTATAGGATCACTAGATGTCAGTGAGTACTTTTGGTGAGCGCATGAAGGCGCTAAGAGAACAGCGGGGGTGGAGCCAAGCTCAACTCGCTGAGGCCGTAGGCATTTCTCAGGTATCGATCGCGAAGATCGAAAAGGGCGGGGATACGAAGCACGGGGCCAAGATCGCTGCTGCGCTTGGCACTACAGCAGAGGAACTCGCAGGCATGAAGCCACTGCGCATACATCAGGTGATGATGCCGATGACAGGCCACTTTTCAGACCGCCCCACACCTAAGCTTGTACCCTTGATTTCGTCGGTGCAAGCAGGAAATTGGTCTGAGATAGTGGACACGTTTCGCCCAGGTGACGCGGAGGACTGGCTGCCATGCCCTGTGCGGCATGGAGAAACCACGTTTTGTCTCCGCGTTGAAGGTGAAAGCATGAGCAACCCCGGCGCACGCCCTACCTACGAGCCTGGGGACATCATCTTTGTGGATCCGGGCCGGATGGCTCAACCAGGCGACCGTGTTGTGGTCCGCCTTGAGAGCCAAGAGCAAGCCACGTTCAAGCAGTACTTAGAAGAGGATGGCCGCAAGTTCCTGCGCGCCTTGAACCCGGACTGGAAGCCCAGGCTCACACCAATCGACGGCGAGGCGACCATCTGTGGTGTAGTTATTGGGAAGTGGGTGCCCGAATAAAGGAGAATAGGGTGCACCTGGAAATTTCTTTGTCAGCAGTATTGACCCTGATGGCCTAACTCTAAAGTTTAATCTGCAAACGCGCATGTCCGATTGACAGGAAAACGAATTGCAGATTCAATCTATGGTATGCAGATCATGATGTGAGAAAGACATGCCAAGAAATCATCTATTCGCTCTTCTTGCATTACTGCCCACGGCGGGATGGTGCTCCACAAGCGATCTAGAAAGGCAGCTTGCAGAGTACATGTCTGGAACGCTGTTCGTGAAAAGTCATCGTGAAACGGCAGACGGACAGTTAAGTGCATGTGGCTTTGAGTTCGCCGCCATTGGCCGTGATTTTGCTACTAAGGCTAGCGCTCCTGTATTGGTAAATGGCTCCTACTATATTAGGACATACCAGAATACTTTTGGCTATGCGCTGAAGGTTGGCGTGAGAGATGGTATGGACGGAAGTGCCAAAGCGTGGGCTCCAGCAAACGCTTTCCTGAGAGACACCAATGGGATTGCTCCAAAAAATATCATCAGAACAGAGGCAGAAACCCCAGGCTACGCTTTGTTCATCGGAGCACTTGATGACTCACAGAGGCAGGTTTTCGAGGGAATCATGAAAAATCAAAAGACTGTGCTTGGCTTCAATAGGAAGAAAGGTCAACAAGATGTGCACATTGAGATTGACCTAACCGTAAAAGACTCTAAAGCTGGAGAGAGCCAATTGATACGAGAAAGGTCAAACGAGATGGTTGAGCAATTCGCCAAATGCATAGTTGATCTTTCCAAGTGAGCTGCTGTTGACTGGCTGCTTAAAGGGGGCCGAGCTATGGATGAGAAACCGATCGTCTGGATGACGTTGTCAGGCGTTGTAGACAACGGCACGATTACAAGATCTATTCCGGCTTTGTATCAGGCGAATAGTTCTTTTTCCCAGATCAACCTTCTGATCTCTTCGCCAGGCGGACACATTGCATCCGCCGTGACGATCGCAAACGTTATCAAGAGTCTACAAATACCTGTCAGCACCTTCAACATGGGTGCCATCGAGTCTTGCGCAACGCTCATCTACTTGGCTGGTAGCAAGCGGCACACATGCGATACGGCCTCCTTCATGTTCCATCAACCTTACTCCGCCGGACTGCAGGGTAGCGGGAGCCCTGAGGCACTCAAAGGAGCGCATGATTCTTTGGTACTCGATATCATTAGGCATCGAGACATAGTAGTTGCCGCAGGCGCCACATTTGACGAGCAGATGTGGAACATCATTGAACGGGGCAATCTGCACATGAATGCCACCGACGCAATACGTACAGGTGTCGCTCATGGTTTTGGCCTGTTCAGTCCAACTCCAGGCGCGCCGCTGCATCACGTCTAGCATCGCTGCAGCCACGCATCAAGGCAGCGCGTTGCCTCGCAGACAGCGGCAGTCTGAGTGCGCCACTTCACATTAGTCAGCGGGATTTCTTATGATGCGATGACACTATCGCCCTGACTCCAGTCCGCCAGCGCCGACGCGCCGCCAACGGCAAAGCCCTCAAAAGACTCAAGTACAGGCCAAAACATCAGCCTTCCTGCCGGTCAAGACGGCTTGGTTGGGGATACCGATCGAAGTAGTGGATCGGCTGATCAGGATGCGGCAGGGCACGCAGGCCGAGCTTGGCCGCGACGGTAGAGTGACTTGCAATCTTTCTCATTGCAAAGCTCAACGGTTACGGCCTACACTCTCCGTACTTTTTGATACAACACCACAATAGGGAAAGCTATGCGCACGAAAATTCTTTGCTCAATTCTTTTGTGCGCCTCTATGACGGGCTGTGCAACTTGGTCAACCAGTTCAGTGGACAACAGTGCAGCCGACATCACTGCAGGTCAGGGGCCGAAGAAGCAACCATCGCAGATCCAGGTCACAGAAAGCGACATCACAGACCGCAAGTACAGGATGCTTGGCGACATCTCTGTCATGGTCAACAAAACCACCGTCTTCCACCCGGACCCTACCCGCGAGATGGTGACTGAAAAGCTCAAAGAGAAGGCGTCTGAGATGGGGGCCGATGCTGTCGTTTTGGCTCGCTACGGAAAGGGCGGAATATCGCTGATGAGCTGGGGTAGCCTTGAGGGCAAGGGCCGCGCAATCAAGTTCGACGAGTGACTATGCGCTCGCCGCTCTTCCTTGCATTGTTGGCTGCCACGTTAGCTGGCTGCGCCACTTCAGCGCCAGAGATGCCTCGATATACCGCAAGGACCACTGACCCAGGGTATACGGCAGTCCCGCAGGTCGAAGTCCCTGCGCTTGGCGCCTGGAAGCTGACAACCCCGAGCACTCAAGAAGCTGCGCCAACACCCACCAAAACGATTGCGCACCTGTCAAAGGACAACTGGGATGCACTGTCTCCCGACGAGCAAGCAAAGCTCCAAGATACCCACGCTGTCCGAACTCACCAGCCTGATCGATATGGCGTGATAACTGACGTCCAGACTGTTGACCAATCCACACCAGGCACTTCTGGCGGCGCAGCTCTCGGCGGGGCTGTGGCAAGCGCCGCGTACATTGATCGATCCTTGCGCGGCAACAGCTACTCAGTTGGAGCGAACTTGGCAGTAGGAATCTTGGGGGCGATGCTTGGATCAGCGGCCGACTCGGCCCCAGTACAGCAGTACAAGACGCGCTACACCGTCAAACTCGCCGACGGCGAAGTGCAGTACTTCGACGAAGTGAAGGCTGATTCTTTTCGGCATTCGCCAGGGGTCTGCATCCACGTCCCCGAGATCACTCTTGCGACGCAGAATCTGTGCAACCAGACGGTTGATGGCGTGCGGAAGAGGTACTTCTCACAAAGGTAACCATCGCCACTGTGGATGCCAAAGCCCCGAATGCCGGGGCTTTTTGTTGGGGCTCTACGCCCGCCAAAGGGCAGCATCAATGCTCGTGTCGCCTGCCGCGATGGACGTGCGCCACAGTGTCGCCCCAACGAGTACCAAGCCAGCCACCCGCTCCTTGTAGTGGGCCTCCTGGGGATCCATGTCGCTGATGATCCTAGCCAGTACGTTGAGCGCCTCGCCTGGCTCAACGCCAGGGCCTGTCTCCGCGAGCGCAATGATTCCATCGATGGTGTCGAGATGGTGCATGGGTGTCTCCCGAGTGATCCCCCAATGTATCCATCGACCTTGGGAAGCAAAGGTCGGACGCTGCGCCGTCATTTCTAACTCCTATCGCTAGACGTTCTAGCGCCCTTCACATCGCCATGTTGCAGAGGGCTTGAGGGGTAGAGCATCTTTTTGGAACATCACATAACCAAGAGTATTGACGAATAAATAACTTAAGTTATAAGATGTATCCATCGCACACGCAAAGCGAACAGACCTCGGCAAGCGATACGAAGCCGGTAAGCCCACCAGGATGCAGAGGGCAGGTCCAGGGATGAAGTCCCGGCAGCGAGGTGTTGCGAAGGGATGCCGCAGGCATCCATTCCTCAACCTGTTGGAGTGATTGATGCAGCCCTTCTCCCGCTATCTCTTGGAAGAGATCACGCTCAACAAGACGGACGCGCTCTTGCAGGTCCGCCAAGACGCGCGCCACGGGCACAACAGCCTCACTGAAGGCTGGATCCGTCGCATCTGCCGCGCCAACGGCCTGCAGCCCCATCAAGTCCGCGCCGCCGAGCGCCAGGGCCGTGAGCTTAGAGCCAAGGGCGTGCCCTGCATGTGCTCGCATTGCGGCTTCGGCGGCAACGGCCAGATCGAAGACCGCGAGCGCATCCGCATTGACTACGCCGCCGCCCGGCGCGAGCAACTGGCAGCAGCCGGCATGCCCTACGACGAGCGCGAACAAACCATCCAGACCGAGATCGACGCGGGCGCCGCGTTCCAGGCCCTCCCCATCTCCATCAAAAGGAGCGCCTCATGAACCAGGCCGCATGCCTGTTCCGTCTTGTCGCCATGCGCTGTCGCGCTGGTGGAACCCTGCTGCAGTCAATGGCCTGGGCTGTGGGCCTGCTCTGGCGCAACCACCGCGCATCCCAGATGCCAGCACCCGTAACCTCGCAGCAAGTTCGAGGCCCTGGCGGTGTTCGAGCACCTGGAGGAACGCGACGCCACCAACCGCGCCGAAAGCCCAGACATCATTCGCAATCTGTTCGCCGGGGGTTGGGCATGATTTCCGATCTAACAGGGCCATGGCTCAGAACTGAATCAGCAAATGAGGGGTCAGGACTTGAAAGCCGTGCGCCGATCATGCTGCCGTTTCAACTCGTCCAGCCGGCCAAGCGCATTGACCATGTGAATATCCAAATCTCTTTTCCGGATTTTCAAGGAGCTAAGCACAAACCTACAACGCTGGACTCATCCAGCCCTGAGAGCAACGTTCAAAAAAGGGGCTTTGAAGCCGCGCTTGATAGCGCAACGGAACTACAAGGATTGATTTTTTTGGCTACGACATCCGCTTCGAACCCATGCAGAAAGAATACATGACTAACACAAGATGAAGGTCAACAAACCATTCATCGCATACCGGAAATAACCAAAAAGTACATCGTAGTTAGCCAATTAAAAGTCGCCTCAGCAACTTTTGAGTTACTCAAAAGTGCTTTATGAGTAGCTTTATCGTGACGCGCAATTTTTTCAAAAATTTGGCATAGTTAATCACCGCAAAGGAACCGTAACCAATGGGCAACATCATCAAAGTCAACGCTATCCCCAGCAAGATGGACACCAAGGAAATCGCCAGCATCGCGGACAAGAATCACGGCCATGTGCTCCGTGACACCCGCGTGATGCTTCTGACCTTGTTTGGGGGAGCGCACGTCGATAGCGTCATCCCGGCCAACAAGGCCAGCCAGCGCGGGCAGTTCATCCGCGACAACGTGGAAGCGTTGTTCAAAGGGGCATTTGAAGATGATCCCGTTCTGGATCATGAACAAAATCAATGCTTTACGCTGCACTACGAGAGCCGCGGCTATCTGTCTTCGGTGGAGCTGAACCGCAATCTGACCCTGACCCTCGCATCTGGCTATGACATCCACCTGCGCAACCGCATCATCTCCCGCCTGGAGGAGCTGGAACAGGCCGCCGCGCTGCCTAAGCCGGCCCCCAGCAAGCCCGCCCGCGCCTCAATGCGCTACCGCGAAGCCGCGGCGATCACTGGCGCACAGCTCAAGATCTGCAAACTGCTGGGCGTGGATGACGGCATGGCAAAGGTCATCGCAGCGAAGGAAGTGAAGGCCGTCACGGGCCTGGATTACACGAACCTACTGACCACTACGGCCGCCACGGACAACCCGCGCACGACGCCGAAGGAACTGGCAGTGCTCATCGGTGCCGGAGCGACCTCAGAACAGGTCAACAACGCGCTGGAGCAGCTGAGCTTCCAGACGAAAGAGCGCTGGACGAACGGCAAGGGCCAGCCTCGCAGCAAATGGGTGGTGACGGAACTGGGCAAAGAGTACGGCGCGCTGGTCCCCTATCAGGCTGTAGAGCATCAGCACTCTGGCTACCGCCCCGCTTGGTATGCCAGCGTGGTCGAGCTGATCCGCCCCTTGGTCGAGGTAGCGATGGCCCAGCGCACCGCGCCGAAACCGAAGCGCGACAAGAAGCCCGCTGGCGTACCCCTGCAGCCAGCTTCGCAACCCCAGGCAGCCCTGGCGTGAGCAACGCTCCAATCTCATTGAAGAGTGTTGCAAATCTGCAAATCTCAAGCTGCCAGTTAAATGAACCGGGATCACGGGCATCGTTGACACCCACAAACCAAGCCATCAACCCTATGCAGTATCAACAAGCACCTCCCGCCCAAAAAGCAAAGGGCCAGCAGCTCCAACTGCTAGCCCTCGCCCGAAACCTGCACAGCTCCAACTGCGCAGAGCTCTTGATCAAAAACCCTTAGCCAGGAATTTAGACCATGACGAATGATGCCACGCCTCGCGCGGCAGGGAAAACCCACGCCGGAATCAACCCCAAGACCGGCCGCAACCCCCGCCCCACTCCTCCGAACCGCCGCGCAGCGCCAGCCCTGCCTGAGCCTGTCGATGCGCTGGACCTGTTGGATCGCATCAAGGAGATCGCATCTCACTGGGAATGCCTCATTCTCGGTGTGTTGGAGACGAACAGCTACTGCGCCAGTATCGTCCCTGATCCACTTCCGCCCCTGCCTGATTGGGCTGTGGGCCGGCTGAAGGATCAAGGCCGGATGGCCGCCATTGAACGGGAGTTCCAGGACAAGATCCGGACGCTGGAAGACTGGCTGCAACTGGCCTCGGGAAATGGCTCAGATCATCGATTCGAGGTCTGGACGTCTCGCGGATCCCGCCTCGCGTTTCGTCACGAATCCTGGCAAGACGCTGCCAAGGTCTTGGACACATTGAAGTCGCAATTCCCAGATGCGTTCATTGCCAAGATCAATGTGATGGACGCCAAGCCTCTGGCCCGCTCCGAGCCTGAGCTGCTCGATACGATGATTGGCCGAATTCAACACATCGGCACTTGGTTTGGAGAGGGCGATAAGGCTGAAATGCTGGCAGTGCAGGATGAGACTGGCCGCCAGGTGATGACGCCCGCCGACACTCTGCACCAACACCCGGTTTATGCGAGCCTCGACAGGAAAGGCCAGGAATATGTTGAGTTCCACATGCAGCGCATTGCCAGGAAAAAAGCAAAGCCATGAGCGCCGTCGCAGTTCGCAAGGCGCCAGCTCGCCAGCAGCGCATAAGGCCCGTCATGCCGGCGACGGCTGTGGGCCAACTGGAGCACCCTGCCCAGGCTGCAGGAATGTTCGGGCGGCACATCTTGCTCACCCATCACAGCCTGTTCGGCCACGTCATCGAAGCCGGAGACGTGATCAGCGTGGATTTCGATGCGCGCCGCATTACCTGCGACTCGGACTACCTGATCGCCTTCTACTACGGCCAGGGCCATCAATGGTTCGGCGTGAGGCGATTCCATCACCGTCTGGACGGCTCCCTTGAAATCGCTGATCCCCACGGGCTTGATGCGCTGCAGTGGGGCAAATGCACGCCCGAGATACTCAACTCCATCACCGTCTTCGGCCGCGTGCTGGAGGTGTTCAAGCCAGTCAGCAAAACGAGGTGCCGCCATGGTTGAAGCGCCATGCATTGATGTCGCGAAGCCCGACATCCTCCAAGAGCATGAAGCTTTGGCTCGCCACGTGGCTCGGCGCGTGCACAACTTGATCTTGCCTCTTGCGGACCTGCTGCCACGCATCCCCGGCCATGAAGCCATCGACACGGCTGATGCTCTGCTGATGGACGTGAACAGGACCGACGGAACGTGGATGGGGGACGGCCCGAGGCCAGCCATGGGTGAGCTTCTCGCCATGGTCGCCGACAGCTTGGACACAGCAACAAAGGCGCTGAGCGCTGCAAAGACCGATGGCAGTGACCCCATCAACGCCGCGCGCTGCCTGCTTCGAGAAGCTCTGCCGCTGGCAGTCGACCTGTCTGGTGTCTTCCGATCTTCTCGACTTGTGGGAGATTCATCGGCTCTCTGGGCGCTGCAGGCGGGACAGCAGGCTGTCTATGCGCCTGCATTCGATCCGGCACCAGCCTCCGCTCAGGGGGAAACCAAAGAGCACCACGTTCTTGACGCTATCGCCTTGCAGGCCAGCATCCTGCTGGATGTAGTGGATGGTGCAGGCCGCAGCGCAGACATCAAAGAAATCAGGGAAGCGCTTGACGCAGCCCGTGTGCTGACGGCCACCATCGGCAGCCTGGCAGATGGCATGACAGGAGAGAACAAGCGCGGCGATCAATACGGCTGGCACAACGCCTGCCCAAACTAGCAATCAACATGGCAGAGCAAAATGAAAAACGCCCCCGCTTCACGCGCCAAGACGGGTCATCGCACAACGTACGCGCCCTCCTCGTGAATGCTTGGGAACCCCTTCGTCGTCAGACCACACAGCAAGGAGTTTTCTCATGAACGCTAAGCAAGCTGCAGCCATCCTCGGCATATCCTCTCGGGGGCTCTACGCTTTGGCCGCTCCTTATGGACCAATCCCCTGCTATCGCATCGGGCGCCGGATCGTGTTCAACGAAGCCGATGTTGTGGCGTTCAAGGAATCGCAAAGAGTTACCCAAGTCAAGCTCGAGTCCAGAATCCCTGGCCCGATGCCGACCATCCGGCTGAAAGTCTCGGACCCTGATCCCAGATCCAATCTGGACAAGGCACTCCTGAACATGGGCATAGTCCCCAAGTGGATGCGTGATGCCGGCATGGATGTGAAGGCCCTTAAGGCAAAGGCAGCCGCCAAAAAGAAGGCTAGCGCGGCCTCTACCCCGCGCAAGAGAAGCACAGGAGGGCCAGCTACATGACAGCTGAATCACCAGCCTTAAGTCCTTTCCTGACCGAAGACGAGATAAATGGTCTGTGCAAGCCACTGAAGCAGCGCTTCGCCCAGCGCCGCTACATCGAGCGAGTACTCGGCATCGCCGTGGCCGGTGTCCGTCCCGACGGCCTTCCGCTGGTTGGTCGCACCATCGTGGAAGAGAGGCTGAACAACAAGGCGCCCTCACCGGCTCGGCGCGGCTTCAACTGGAGTAAATGATGGGTCGCAGAAGAGAGCGAGCATCAGGCTTCGGCCTTCTGCCCCGGATGGAGGCTCGGCCGCGCAAGAACGGGCTTGTCACCTACCGATATCACCCGGTGGGTGGCAAGCCCATCAACCTGGGCACCGACCGCACCGCGGCCATACAGGCCGTGCTGGAGATGAATCACGTTCCAAACGTGCAGGGCACGATCCGCGAGCTATGGGACCTGTACCAAAAGACAGCCCGCTGGACGGCCCTGGCGGAGCGCACGAAGAAGGACTACGAGTCGTACAGCGTGAAGCTCATTGAGGTCATGGGCGAGGTGCCAGCCGCCGCGGTGCGTCCTACAGACATCGCCAGGTTCCTGCGCGTAGAGCGTGCAGACGCGCCCGTGCGGGGCAATCGAGAAATCGCCCTGCTCTCCAACCTGATGAACGTGGCCATCGAGCGTGGACTGATCGACGCCAACCCGTGCAAGCAGGTCAAGAAGAACAGCGAGCGAGCCCGGACGGAGGCGCCGGAGCCGGCCGAGCTACGCGCTTTCCTGGACTGGCTGGAGGCCGGTAGCCCTGCACGCAAAACCCTGGCCCTGATGGCCGAGTTCGCCGCCCTGGCTGGCTCGCGCCGCGTGGAGTTCCTGGCCCTGCAGGTGCCGCAGATCGACATGCAGGCCGGCGAGATCCGGCTGATGCGCGCAAAGCAACACGGCGGCACCAAGCGGGCGGAGAACATCGCCATGGGCCCGGCCATGCTGGACCTGGCCAAGAGGCTGCTGCAGCTGCCACGCCCTGAGACATCGCTGCATGTCTTCATCAATCAGCACGGCAGCCCACTCACGGAATCGGGATTCACCACGGGCTGGCAGCGGGCCATGGTCGAAGCCCTGGAGACCAAGGTGATCAGCAGGCGCTTCACCTTCCACGACCTGCGGGCGTACTACACGACCCAGCACAAGGCACGGTATGGTGCCCTGCCCGAGCTTCACGCCAGCTCAGCCACCACGGCCCGCGTCTACGACCGCTCGAAGGTCTCGAAACGGCAGTCCCTGGGCTGA